TGCTTCTTGGCTTACCCAATAGTTGTACATACGCTGTGCATCTTTGGCGTTACGCACGATGCCTGACAGGTATAGACGACCGTCGATCTCAAATTCGTTACCAATGACGCGCACAACGGGAATCCAATCGCCTGCCCAATCTTGCTCTTCAAGCACCTCAAAACCGTTGATTTTGCACCATTTAACCTTCTTGATGTCCACCATACGGGAGCGGATTGGCTTCATGCCGCGCATCGCCATCTCAGCATCTTCTGCCGAGCCCGCAAACGCTGTGATGTTGCCGTAGTACAGGTTTAGCGTGGCTTTCTCGTGCTTGATGTAGAAGTACTCCGCGATACGGACCGTGTCTTCGTTGATCCACGCGGAGAGCGACTGGTCACCGACACCTTGCTGCTGGAGCGAGGAGTGCGGCTGCGCGTCGGGGAACTGACGCTCGTACTCTTCTTTGGTGATGTCTTCGCAGATGAAGCACCAGTTCGCGTCCGCACCGCAGGGGTCTTGGATGGTTGGGTCCATGTAAACAGAAAACGAATTGCGGACCCGACCGATCTTAATATCTTGGTTAAAGCTGTCATCGTCGCAGTACTCCGTCAGCAGTCGGATGTAGCCTTCGCCATAAGCGACTTGGTTTTCACACGCGGTGTCGTACGCAACATCAGCGTCTGACAGGTATTCGATATGGCGCACCATACCATTGAAAATTTCCGCTACTTCAACGTCTGCCTTGTCATCCACGGGGATAACTTTACCGCTTGGGCGGTTCTGACGCTGATCGTTGGTGATTTCACGGACGTGCTGTGGCAGCTTGTTGATTGTCAGACAAGGACGTGCGTTAATCGTCTGCCCTTGGACGGCGCCGCGGGTCTGCAACACGTCGGCTGGCCACTGGTACTGGTTATCCGGACTTGCCGCAAAGAATCGTAGGTCGTCTAGCTCGTCTTCTCGAGATTCGCTAAATGCCGCAATAGCCATCTTTAGGCGGTTGCGGGCGGTTGACAGCAAATCTTGATTTTCTTTTTTCATACAGTGCCAATCACGTCTTTATCTTTCATTAAGAGAAAATCACCAAACGTCTGGTCGATTGTGCCGCTATACATAATATGATCGCCTACCTTAACCATAAGCGGGCGGTTTGAGCCTTTCTTGCCTGGGCCCACCGCCACAACCGTGCCGGTACGCACGTCTTCTTCAGGCAAAATCAGTAACCCGCTCTGGACGAACGGATCGGGCAAGACTGCGATATTATCGTTTAGTGGCTTTAGCATTTTGTTTAACAGAGTAGGCGATGGCAACGGCTTGCTTGATAGGCTTGCCGGCTTTGACTTCCGCTTTGACATTAGCGCGGAAGGCTTCTTTAGTAGGTGACTTTTTTAAGGGCATACTATTTTTTCTTCGCAGTCTTAGCCGACTGCTTAAAATCTTTAGCGGTTGGTGCACCTTTGGCACCAGGCTTTCGCATCTTTTCGCCAGACCCCGCAGCTATGCGAGCTTGTTTGGCGTGAATGTTAGCGTATAGGCCTTGCTTCATTTGCAGTTCCACCTCTTTAATGCTGCTTTTGCTCGTGGGGCGTCGCCCTTAGCGTTTGCAACTACCCCGCCCATTCTCGCACAAAAAGACGCTTTGCGCCCTGCATCTGCTTTAGACTTTGGATTTGGAGCCGGTGCCTTGAGATTACTGCCCGTAGCGGCGTTGTATTTCTCACGACCTTTGGCGGTCAGTCCAGCGCCCTGCTTAACAGATAGCTTTTCGCCCCGCCCAACAGATAATGACACAGATTTCTTTGTCATCACGCGCCCATCCACGAAGTTAGTACTCCGCTTGCAGAATAACCCCTGCGTGGGGACTTGTCAACAGTTTCACGATGCGCCATCGGAAAGGCAAAAGTGACACATATCGCATCTGCCGCATCAGGCGATGCAAGCCCTCTCGATCGCATGTCTTTTTTGCTCTCTAAAAAGATCGTGCCCTTAGAATCGGGCTTCATCATGGGCGAAATAAGGTCACTTTTGAGCATTCTGTCACTAGGTATCGACGCAGATTTCAACCATTCACGCATCGAGCCCCACATTTCAGCCCGTTTGTTGCCGTACATCAATGGGTTTTTGGATTTATTGCCGAAATTCACGCCCCGAATCTTGTAGCGCTGCTCTTTTAAGCGATCCACGACCCCGCCACCCACACCGCCTTCGTCAATCACGACCATAGCAGGTGAGTATTCCTCAATCGCCTCGATAATGTGGCCGACAACCGTCATTGTGTCATCACCCCGATAGCGCTTAATGTCAATAATGTCCCGCCCCTGCCGCACCGCAATGACCGTTGCGTCCGCCCCGAACCGTGCGGGGTCCACACCCAACACGATCGGTGCTGACTGATCTTTATAGCGGGGGCGTTTCATGGCGTCATCCACCGTTTGCGCCGAGATGAACTGATCGTCGCTCGCATTTGGGAACTCACCATACACTTCAACGTGCGCCTGGGACGAGTCCGGCCCATATTCGTCAATAATCTGCTGATAGACCGCTTTGTCGGTGCCATCGACTGTCCTTGCGTCCACGACCTGCGTGCGCCAGAACTCACGCTTGGCGTGAAAGCACTCGTAGAAGTAGCCAGAGTTGCGCCGAGGGTTAGAAAACGCCAACCAAAAGCGGTTCGGGGTGTTTTCCGTGAAGAACCCAGAGGTCACCGCCCAGATGGCGTCATCAATACCCGAGGCTTCGTCAAAGATCACCATCACACCGTCGTAGTTGTGCACACCGGCATAGGCATCGGGGTTTTCGCTAGACCAGAGCCGACCCTCGACCGACCAATAGCGTGTGCCTTTCTTTAAGTCCCGCTCGACCAGTTCCGTTAACCACTTAGCCGGCATGAGTCGCGTGGCACTCACCTCAAACCAATGGCTGTTAATCGCCATCGCCAACCACTTGGTAATCTCAGCCCAGGTCACCGAGCGTAACTGCGACTCGCTGTTGGCCGATATGATGGTCGTAGACCCAATCCTGGTGGACAGCATCCAGATCGTGATCCAACTAACAAGCGCCGACTTACCAATACCACGACCCGAGCTCACCGCTTGGCGCAGTGTGTCGAAGTCAACCTTACCCTTGTTCTGCGCAATATGATCGCCGATCTGTGCGAGCACCTCACGTTGCCACTTGCGTGGTCCTTTGAAATGCTCCAAGGGCGTACCCTTCACACCCCACGGGAATACTAACGCAACAAACGCTAATGGGTTATCTCTGATCGCGGGCGACCACAGCCTCGCCATTAACTCTTGTTCGTCCTGCGCTGAGTATATTGTCGTCTGCAATTGAATCGTCCCGTAAGTGCGCGATGTCTATGACTCTCTTCTCGCCCTGTTCAAGCGCGGCGATGACGCTGATGCGCTGCTCAACATCTACATTGATTTGTTGCTTGGCAACCCAATCGTGCTTGTGCTTCAGAATCTCAAGCGCCGCCTTTGAGTCGCCGTTGCGTGCGGCTTCGTGCAGCACCATCGACATCTCAAGCTCGCCATCCGCTTTGCCCTTAACCGCCGCGTGCTCGGCCACCGGATCAAGCTGACACAATGCGCGAAACTCTGCCGGCAGCATGCCAGCAGCAAGCGCCAACGTGTCGCCCGAGAGTCCTAACTTAGCGGCGTCGTAGATCGCCTTTAAGCGCGACTCTGTGGCTTTGACTTGTCGGATCGAGAGCGGGAAGGATTCGAACATTTGGTGATTATCGCAGAAAATTCTTTACGTTCCTAACTAATTGATTAGCATACGACGCATTTGGATTTCTGGGTTCAAAAGGCTTTAACTCAGCATTTTCCCTTAACCCAAACATACTGGGTACTTGCGGCAAAATGTTTTGATAGTAATACTTTTGGCTTGCCCTGTCTGGAAACAGCTCACGGCCTTCAGGCGTATTGATAAAGTCTTCGCCCCTTGCCGCAGCGCGTAACGCATACGCAGCAATATTTGCGTTAAATTCCCTATCGTTATCTCTGTAATTGCCAGCGGTAAAAATAGCATTTCGTTGCTCTTCCGGCATCTTACGTTCGCGGTTAAATAATTCACTAAATTGAAAATTCTTTTGCTGATTAGCTATTGAATTACTTGCAAAACTTAAAGGCTCAACTTTAGGGTTTGTTTTTGCTTTAAGTTGCGCCGTATGTTCAAGCTCATGCGGAATTGTATTTTGACCAAAAGACAAATCGTAAATTTCGCTTACGTTTGGTTTGTCTAATTTAACAGCACCTCTAGCCATAAGCGGGTGGTTATGTATGTCAAACTTTAATTGCGAGTCGGCATACGCTGCGTTTAAAGATTCCAAATAACGCTCTGGGTCAGGCGTTCTATTAGCCATTCCTAACAAATACAACGATGCGCTGGTTAAAGGCGTTCTGTCTTTTCTATTTAACTTTCCGCCTTTTAAAAAATCTTCGTATTTGGCGCGGCGTTCGGCGTCGCCCAGATCAGCCATTATTTCGGCAATCGTGGGGACTTTTTGCGTAAGGCGCAAAGTGTTTACGTCTTCTGTTTGCGGCTCTTTTATTTCGGGTTTTAACGCGTTAATGTTTTCAGCCATGTCGCGCAGCCTTTGGTAGCGGTGGGCTAATTGTATTATAAAAATAAAAAAAATTGTTAGCAGACCCTGCGTAGACTATGACCTGCCGGCCAGGGCCCTACCCCCCCCTCTCAAATATTTTTAGCTTTTTGCCTCCTGCTACTTGGGCTAAGGTTTGCTTGGTGTAACCTGGTTAAGGTTGGCTTAGTCTAACCTGGTTAAGGTTAGCTTAGGATTGTTGCACTGCACAATGCTTACTAAGTTATGCTTGACAGCTATTGTAGTTAAAGGATTACTTGATAGTCATTGTAGTTAAAGGATTACTTTACTAAGTTATGCTTGAAAGTCATGACAGTCATTGTAGTCATAATTTTAAACTGACAGCCAAATACTTCCTAAATTAAACTTGGTTTTTCCGCCAGTTCGCACCATGCTAAGAATCCCTTGAAAGTCATGACAGCTATTGTAGTCATGGTTTTTTTTTGATGTTGAAACGCGCGGGGCTTTCTGCGCGCCTTATTCCTACCGTATACACACTAAGTATTATTTAGTATTTATTATCAATCAATTTTAAATACTTAATGACTACAAAGCTAAAAGCTACCGCTCAACTAGTCCCTGCGCGGCTTTCCGGTAAGCCACGCCATGACTACACAATGACTATCCCAATAGCTTTCTGCAATAGATTTCTTTACACTGATACAAATAATTGTTTTGCAACTGTAAAATAATCTGTTACACTGTAATTGTTGTATCTAATTCAATCTACCTGGAGCGCAAATAAAATGCTTACACTCATTACTGAAGACGGCTACAAATTCTACCTCTTAGACGATGGTCGCGTAGTAGATTCACTTGACGAAGACACCCGCGACATGACATTTGAAACACTCGCGCAGTTTGTGGAGGCAATGCAATCATGAGTCACAAATTTGACTACAAAGACTATCTACAAAACCAAGGTAAGTACAAACTGTTTAAGACTGCCGTAGTTGACTGCACAATTTTAAATGAGAGCGGCGTAGTCAATAAGGGCACTATTGTAGGTATTGAGCATATCGAAGATAAGTATTCACCGTTTTATGGCAAAACTTTACCTCTTTACAAATTGTCTACCGGTGACCTTTGTTGGGGCAATAAGCTTTCTAATTTTGTACTTTAGGAGTATTTGAAATGAAACGCAAACTATTAGATTTTTTCTGTTACGCCTTTTTAATTGTCATGACGCTTTATCTAATGGATATGTTCGTGACTGAATTAGCACGATGACTGGCGTAAAAATCAAATATTTTTTAGGGACAATAAAATGAAATTCGATAATATGGATTACACAATAGGCTCACACTTTGCGAGCGCGTTAATTAATGGTGACTATAGCGGCTTAGAGGATGACGAAGAACGCGCGTTTGATGCGTGGCTTGACGCGCATCAAGAACGCGCCGCGCATTGGGATATTGTTGGAGACGATACCGAATTCGCCCGTTGTGAAGTAACTGATTTAATGGGCGACTGCGTAACAGCGCGCCAATACTATCCGGCAAGGGGTTAATCATGGAATTGATACAAACAACAGACATCAACGGCGCGCTTGTATGGGCTTATGTAATCAACGATACAGAAATCGTTGACGCGTACACAAGCGAGTGCGGGCGCTTTGATGTAACGCCCGACTATTACGGATTAACAGTAGAACAAGCCGACCTACTAGCCGCCGCGAATAGACTGGCGGAAAAATTAAATATTGCTTAACCAGGATAAACAATCATGATTCAAACTATTTCAGTTTACGATTTTCGGGACGCGTTCAAGCGTTGCGGCCGTGGCGAACAATTTAGCTATGAGGGCTTGGGGTTGATTTTTGACTATATCGAAGAATATGAGGCGAGTACCGGCGAACAAGTCGAGCTCGATGTAGTCGCGCTTTGTTGCGAATGGAACGAGGCGGACTTTGACGATGTGTTCAGTACTTACCCGATTGAATGCAACTCAGAA